ATCGCTACTTAGCGTCGTGATGCTCTGCACGTTGACAACGCTAAAAAGCGTCTGTACGCTGCGGAGCGTCTTTTTAATTGGCACGATGCCGATCACGCTGCCCCGCCGCGAAAAAGCGGCCCCCCAAGTTGGCCAAGCCCTCGACATCTCTCCTCTCGATCTAGGCGAGCATCTCAAGAGTCAACATGGGCTCAGCTCTTTGCTTCTCGCTGCTGAATCCTGGGAGCATTTCTGCTGGAAGGGCAACGACCTCTCCGCCCCACTCCGCGCTTTGTATGTGGCCGAGGCCCGTGGGCTTCTGGCCACACGCGGGGACCGTGCCAACGACGTGCTCATCGCAGACATCGTTGCCGACATCAACTCGCACCTAATCAGTCTCGGGAAAAAGCCTGTCACTGAAAACTCAGTTCTGGGCAACCTGAAGAAAGCGGCGCTCTATGTCTCAGTCGCTGTAGGCATCGCGATCGTGCCCGATCCCAAGTCGATGACTGTCCGCAAGGTTGACGTCTACGAGACCAACGAAAACATTGAGAAGCATTACGACGCGATCATTAAAAAGATTGAGGTGCTCAGTAAGCAGGTCGATCACGCCATCAGCAGCGGATTCGAGGACAAGATCACACGCCTCAACCCCACCCAAATGAGCGCCATCAAGGCTCTCGCCGCCGCCGAATAGGACAATCAAAGGATGACCACACTCACCACAACGGAGGTTCTCGACGACCGTCTCACGACGGTTCTCGAGGACTCCCCGATGACCGACGCTGAGCAAAAACAGCTCGTCATCGTCAAAACTCAAATCATCACCGCGTACGCCAGCAAGCTTGATCAGGATCTAGCTATCGGCGCTGCCTTGCTGCAGATCTTCCGTCGCAAGCTTTACCGAGGCGAAAGTGGCGGCCGCACTTGGAAGCAATGGCTAATCGATGAGTCTGCTGAGCTGACCTGTGGCCGAGGCCCCATTGGTGAAGACACGTCCCAGCGCCTTAGAGGGTTTTACAAGTTCCGCTGTGAGGTGCTGCAATCGTCCGCCAAATGGCCCACCGATGGCATCCCCCTGCCAGCTTCGCCTGCCCAGGTTCGCCCTTTACTCGGCCAGCTTGATTCCTATCCCGAGGCTGCCTTGGAAATGTGGAAGGCTGCTTGTGCTCAAGCCGGCAAAGGCAATTTGCCGACCTTTGATCAGGTCAATCGCGCAGCTCTTGCCTACAAAGCAAACCAAGCCAATGAGGCGCGCCGCCTGAGTGCTGAGGAGCAAGCTAAGCAGATCAACGCCACAGCAGCTTCCTTAGCCGCTCGTCAGCAACCCCAGCCCGCTCAAGACCGCAGCCCACAACCAACAACGCAACCCACAATCCCTGCCTGGGATATTCAGCGCGACGACAGCGCATTAGATGCCGCTGCTGAATGCCGCAAAGTCACCAGCGCCATCACCGACGCTGCCAGGACCATCAGCACCCTTCGCGGCATCCTCTACACCCAGGTGAACACCTACGGCCGCGACTATCTCGGCTTCCTTCGCCAGGTCGACGCCGGGGTCTACAGCCTTCACGACATCGACAACCAAATCGCACAACTAGCCGAGGACGTCCACTTCATCTCCGACCTCCTCACCGCTGACGTCGGAGAAGGCGAGCTAGCCCAATCAACCATCGACATCAACTCGTTCCCGACGCGCTAATGCAAAAAGCATTCGACCCCACCTCCGTTCGCCGCACCCTTCGCAAAGGCGTAGAGGCCGGTTACTGGACCGTCGAAGACCTCGACACCCCATCCATGCACTGGCAGGAGAACGCCAAAATCTTTCGCCTCCACAACCCCAACGCCCCGCAACCTCAATACAAAAACCTGCTCCGTGAAGATGACCCCAACCAACCCCCTGCGCCGCGAGTAGAAACCGTTAGCCCGCGGGACTTCCCCGCTACCTACGACTTCTGATGGAACAGCTCCGCACCCGCAAGGTCGAGATCCGACTCAACGAGGCCGAGATCGCCTACCTCGACAACCTCGCCGCTCAGTTCAACATCAACCGGGCCGAGCTGATCCGTCGCAGGTCCTTCGCCAACGTGGCCCCCACCATCCCCCAAGGGGCCACCGTCTATGCCCAGTGCGTCCAAGCCGCAGCCCAACATGCCCCCGGCGTACCTCGCGTGCAGCTGGAAGCCATCACGGCCGCAATCATCACCAAACTCTCCGAGTTCGAGGTCTGACCATGAAGCCCAAATGCGCCTCCTGCATCTACTGGCAAAAGGTGGACGCCAAGTACGCCGCAGAGGATCAGGGTCTCTGCAGGCGTAATGCTCCCCAAATGCAAAAGGGCCGCGAGATGCTCTTCGCCCTCTGGCCCTACACCCACGACGCCGACTGGTGTGGCGAATGGGTGCAAAAATAAGCCTTATATACTCTTAATAAGGCGTAATTACTTCAAGCGTGGGTCGCAGCACGGCAGCTGTTGTCAAGTTCCGTGTCGACACGGTTTACGGCCTCCTGTGCCAGGGAAAATCTCGCGCTGAGATCCTTCAGTTTTCCGCAAACAACTGGAAAATCTCAGACCGCTCCACCGATGAGCTAATCGCTCGTGCCAGAGCCCAGCTCGACAAGGACGCCGAACTCACCCGCCCAGCCTTCCTCGCTGAAGTCCTAGGCCGCCTCCGCACCCTCGAAGGTGCCGCAAGTAAACGTGGGCAACTGATGGTGGCCCTCAACTGCATCCGCCTGCAATGTGAGCTGGTCGGCCTATCGGACAAATGAACCACATCTCGCAGATCGATAACGAGGGCTACATGCTCGTCTGCGTCGAACGAGATGGGTTCTACGAGTGCGCCACCTGTAGCTCGGCCCACTTGGTCGAAGATAAGATCGCCCAACTGGAAGCTCGAATCGACCGGCTAGCTGCTGATGCCTTCGCTTCTTGATTCCTGCCCCGGTGGCCTGCTGCTAGAGCCGGCAATCGTCAAGGAAGACGAGCGCGACTGGACGCCGTTCGCCCAGGAGCTATACGAAAGCCTGACGCCTCCCCAGCGTGAGGTATGGGATGCGCCAGAGCGGTTCCGCCTGCTCTGCTCCGGTCGTCGTTTTGGAAAGACCTATCTCTGCATCGCTCGCCTGGTGGCCTGGGCCATCGAGAAGCCTGGCAGCCTGAATTTCTATTGCACCCAAACCTTCAGAGCAGCGAAGTCCATCGCTTGGCGTCAGCTCAAGGCCATGGTGCCGATGGAGCTGTTCGCCAAAAAGAACGAGGTCGATCTCACCGTCGAACTCACCAACGGCTCGATCATTGCCTTGAAAGGCACTGAAAACGCTGATTCACTGCGGGGCGTAAGTCTGTCGAGCCTGATCGTTGACGAGGCCGCCTATGTCAAGCAGGAAGCCTGGGAGATGGTTCTACGTCCGGCGCTCTCTGATCAGGGCGGCCCGGCGTGGTTCATCACGACGCCGTCGGGCCTTAACTGGTTTCACGATCTTTGGGAGTCTGCGGCCGAGCAGGATGATTGGACGACTTTCTCGTTCACTACGGTTCAGGGCGGCAATGTCCCACCGGAAGAGATCGAGGCGGCTAAGCGCACCCTGGACGAGAAGAGCTTCCGGCAGGAATACCTCGCGAGCTTCGAGACGTTAGCCGGCAGGGTTTACCCCGACTTTGACGATGACAACATCAGCGAGGACGTCGTCGATACCGGTGGCGAGATCATCTGGGGCACGGACTTCAACGTCTCCGTAATGGCCGGCATCTTGGCCAGCCGTGTCGGCGACACGATGCATATCTGGGACGAGGTCACCGTCAAGCAATCGAACACCGACGAGGTCTGTCAAATGCTCAAGGAGCGGTTCCCCAACCGCAGGGTGATCGCCTACCCCGACCCAACGGGCAGCGCACGCAAGACATCAGCTGCAGGCCGCACCGATCACGACATCATTCGCCGCGCTGGTTTCGCTTGCGTCAGCCCGAAAGCACCGTGGGCCGTCAAGGACAAGATCAATGCGACCAACTGGCTGATCAAAACTGCAGACGGTCATCGAAAGCTATTTATTCACCCGCGTTGCAAGCACACAATCAAGGCACTCAAAAACGTGACCTACAAAGAGGGCGCGGATGATTATGTGATCGACAAGTCGGCAGGGATTGAGCACTGGACTGATGGCCTTGGCTACGCGATCTTGGGCAGTGACTTCAATCCGCTGTACGCCCAAGCGGGCAAGGGCACTGGCTTCCGCATTTATTGAGCTTCGGCCTTGGCTCTTAAACTGAGCCGAAGCCTGCGAGAGCGTCGAAGTGTATAGCGGTTACCAGCACTATGGCCGTGCCGCATCGTCCAAGGTTGACGCGGTCAACTCGCCGAATCAGGCGTGGACGAACCAAGAGCCCCACTGGATGCTCGTGGAAGACCTCGCGCAGGGGACTTACCAAATGCGGAGGCGCCATAGACGCTACCTGCCGCAAGAATTACGCGAGATAGATGAGAGCTACGACGCTCGTCTTTCGCGTTCTGTTTGTCCGCCTTACTTCCAACGTCTTGAGCGGATGTTGGCCGGCATGTTGACGCGGAAGCCTATCCGCTTAGAGAACATCTCCGACGCTGTTCGCGAGCAGATGTTCGACGTCGATCTAGAGGGCAACAACCTCGACGTCTGGACCTACAACGCCGCCAGGCTGATGGTCCGCTATGGCCACATCGGCGTTTTGGTCGATGCCCCAGCGGCAGGCCAAGAGGGTCGGCCTTACTGGAAGCTGGTCACCCCGCGGGAGATTCTCGGCTTCCGCACCGAGATGCGCGACGGGAAACAGGAGCTGACCCAACTGCGTCTGTCCGAGCGCGTGATCCTGCCCGACGGTGAATATGGCGAAAAGGAGGTGCAGCAGGTGCGCGTCCTTCGCCCCGGTGAGTACGCGATCCACCGCGCCAATGACGAGGGCGAGTTCGTGGTCGTCGAGGAGGGCCGGACCACGATGCCCCATATCCCGTTCAGCGTTGCCTATGCCAATCGCGTCGCGTTCATGGAGTCGCGGCCACCGCTGATGGACATCGCGGAGCTGAACCTCAAGGCGTACCAAGCCGAGAGCGACATCAGTAACCAACTTCACCTAAGCAGCGTCCCTTTCCTTTGCATATTTGGGTTTCCTGCTGCAGGCGACGAGATCACCGTCGGCCCGCAAGAGGCCCTCAACTTGCCGAGCGAGGGAGACGCTCGCTACATCTCACCACCTAGCGATGCCTTCGACGCGCAGTTCAAGAACCTGGACCGCATCGCAGAGCAGATCAACAGCCTCGGCCTCTCTGCCGTACTGGGCCAGAAGCTAAGCGCAGAGACTGCCGAGTCGAAGCGGATCGATCGCAGCCAGGGCGACAGCACCATGATGGTGATCGCCCAGAACATGCAGGACCTGATCGACAACTGCTTGATGCATCACGGCCACTACCTGGGCCTGAATGACACCCCGAGCAGCTACGTCAACCGTGATTTCCTTGGCACTCGTCTTGAGCCTCAGGAGATCCAAGCCCTGCTGCAGCTCTACACCGCCGGCACCATCACCCAATCCACGCTGCTTCTGCAGTTGAGCGAGGGCGAGGTCCTTGGCGACGATTTCGACGTCGAGGAGGAGGTAGAGGCCACACAGCTAGGCGGCCTTGATGGCGAGCGCGAGCCTGAGCCGGTAGAAGAGCCAGAAGAGGACGACGAAGTCGCCGAAGAGGAGGAACCTGAGGAGGACGAAGACGAGTGATGGACCAAGCCTTCGACCAAGCCAGTCACGATGACGAGGAGGTCCGATACCTCCACGTCGTCTCTGGTGATCTCGAAGGCAATATCTTCGCTGTGATCCGCTGCAAGTGGTACAGCGACAACGGGCTGATCGGCATCTCCGAGCACCGCTTGGAACACATCAGCAAGCAGGTCAACCTCGAGGACTTTGGGATCTTCGTGGCCAACTGCCTTAAGGCCAATGCAGACGTCACCGCGCTGGTGGCATGTGACCCCGAAGACCTAGGACTCGAGATCCAATGAGCCCCAACCGCCGTGAGGTCTTTGACGCCATTCCCGAGGCGTACTTCAGGAAGGCCATTGACCTGAATCGCTACAGCAATAGCGTGGCTCGTGACCTCATGAAGTCTTACGAGCGAATCATCCGGCGGTCGATTGCAGAGCTTGAGCGGATCGAGGCGATGCCTAGCGCCAAGCGGCCTAAGTTCCGTGCGCGTCGGCTCAAGGCGCTGATCCGGCAGAACACTGAGGCCCTGGCGAACTGGTCGAACAAGTCGAGCCAAAAGCTGGCCAAGGAGCTAGCGGGCTTGGCCGACATCGAGGTGAAATTCACTACGGGCCAGCTGCGGCGTGCCCTGCCCGAGGCGGCTCAGGGTGTTGTGCGCACAGTTGAGGTGACGCCTGCTTTTGCCGAGGCGGTGGTCACTGCCGACCCGACCGACATTGGCACGTCTGTCCTGAGTGACAGTCTTGAGGAGGTGGTCGAGGGCTCGTCGCGTGCCATGAAGCTGACGGCGCGGCAGGGTGCAGCGATCAGGATGCCTGGCGGTTTTTCTGTGGCGAAGTCATTCCGAGGCTTGGCGGAAAAGCAGGCCGAGATCTTTGCCAGCACTATTCAGGACGGTTTGCTTACGGGCGAATCCACAAAGAGCATTGCGCGGCGTTTGATTGGCGAGGGCTTGAGCTTCTCGACCGAAGCCAAGAGCGTGCGCCAGTTGGCCCAGGCTGGCGGCCAGCTGACCAAGATGGCCACGCATCAGGTGACCACCTTGGTGCGCACGAGCGTGAATGCAACGGCTAACGCTGCGAGCCAACGGGTCTACAAGGCCAACCCGCAGGTGACGAAGAAATATCGATGGCTGGCCACGCTGGACGGACGCACAACAGCGATTTGCCGGAGCCTTGACCAGCAGGTGTTTGAGTATGGCAAGGGGCCAACCCCTGCCAACCCACCGCACTTTGGGTGCCGTTCGACCACCGTCGCCGAGATCGACTACGACGGATTATCGAAGCGGTTCGGCATCGACATGAGGCCGGAACCGAGCAAGATCAAGCGGCCGTCGAGCGAGGGCGCGGTCCCGCTTGGCACGAGTTACGGGAAGTGGTTGCATGATCAGCGGCCCAAGGGCAAGAAGTTCGAGGCCAGTGCTGCTCAGGCCAAGTCGCTGAACGGTGGCAAGGACACGCCAGGGGCCAGACAGAAGGCTCGCTATTTCAACAGGCTGGCGGACAAGTATGGCCCGGATGAGGCCATGAAAAAGTTCCTGCGCGAGGACGGCACTGAGGTGAGCCTGGCCGACCTGAAAAAGCGTTATGGCGAGCCGGAGCGGATCACGGCCACCAAGACGAAGGCCAAGCCCAAGCCCAAGACGAAGCCCACGCCTGCTGTCGCTGCTGCACCGAAGCCTACGCCGAAGGCCGCGGCCAAGCCCAAGGCAACTGTTGCCAAGCAGAAGGACGAGCTTCAGAAGCTGATCACCAAAGCGGAGAAGACAGCAAAACAGCAGGTCGAGCCCATTCCTGCTGACCTCCAAGCCCAAATCGCTGCCAAGGAGAAAGAGTTCAAAGAATTGAACCTTGCGGTGCTCAACTTGAAGGGCCCCGACACCAAGAACGTTGTTGGGAAGGCCACGAAAGCAAAGGCTGATTTGGAAGCCCTGAAGCTCAAGAATCCCGCCTACCTCGCGCAGAAGAAGGCCGAAGAGCAGGCGTTCGCGGCATTTATGGCCGACGTCGAAAGCCCGGTAGAGCTGCCCCCATCACTTCGCAAGGCCAAGCCGCCATTCGAGGCGCTCAAGCGTTACACCGGCACGGATTACAGGGAGATGCGAGCCGAACAGTTCCGCGCAGCGAAAAAGGCCGGCAAGAGCCTTTCTCGGTACGAGCAAGCCCAGGTGGACATCTTCAAGAAAAACAGCCTGCTGGCAGACGACGCATCAGAGATTGAAAGCTTCCTCAAGCGTGGGCCGAAATTCAAGGGCGAGGTCTATCGGGGCATCAATGTGCCCCAAGCCGACCTCGATCAACTGCTGGCGCAGTTCAAAAAAGGCCAGTCCACTCTTGCGATGGAGAGTTGGACAAGCACTGAGGGCATCGCCTTTGATCTGGGCAAGTAGCAGCAGGTCCTCCTCCGCACCCAAAACAAGCGCGGCGTTGATGTTTCCTTGCTGTCTGAGCACCCAGAGGAGGCCGAAGTGTTGATGCCTCAGGGGGTGGGGTATAAGCTCAAAGGCGTGACCAAGGAAGAGATCAGCCCAGGGATGACCAAAAAAGGCATTTTCCGCTGGGTGGTTGACCTAGAGCAATCCTGATGGCTGAGCCACGCGACGAGCGATTTATTGCACCTCCTGCCATTGGCAAGGCTGACCCTGCGGATTATCCCAAGGGGAAGAAGCCTGGCGACGAAGGCTTTTTAGAGGCTTTGGCTGAGGATGCCGAGTTTAAGTTTGTAGATAAGACCAAGTAATTAGCCTGTGGACAGCAAGCTTTGCGCTTATGTCTGCTGATCTTGTGCCCGTTTTGCATAACGGCGAATTGATGCTGGCCCTCGAGGTAACTCTCGACGATGGGGCCAAGCAGTACCGCAACCGCTACGGCCGCGCTCTTGTCGGAGCAAAACCTGCTCAACAGGATGAGCCCAAGCCCAAGCGTGCACCTCGCGCCCGCAAAAAAAGCAGCTGAGTAGCATGGATTAACTGCATCCAGTCGATGCCCTACCACTCCGGCAAACCCAAGCCGAAAGGCAAAAAGAAGGGAGGCAAGAAGAAGTGAAAAAGGGCAGTCGCGTGAGCTGGACCTATCAAGGGGTCCGCACCTATGGCACCGTGACCGGGACTGGCGGGAAGCGGGCCACGATTACGGGGCCGAGTGGTGGCAAGATCACCCGCGTGGGCACTGACGACGATCCGGTCGTGCGGATTAAGTCGGAATCGACTGGCCGGCCTGTGCTTAAGCGTCGTTCTCAGTTGCGTTCTGCGCCTAAGCGGAAGTAATGGCAATCCAGCGCGGCGGCCATACCTTCAAGGGCTACGACAAGCCCATCCGCACCCCTGGTCACAGCAGCGGGAAGTCTCACGCTGTTGTGATCAAGGACGGCGGCAAGGATCGCTTGATTCGTTTTGGCCAGCAAGGCGCACAGACAAAGCCACCGCGCAAGGGCGAATCAGAAGCTGACAAGGCCAAGCGCAAATCATTTAGAGCGCGTCACGCGAAGAACATCGCTAAAGGCAAAACCTCTGCGGCATATTGGGCGGCAAAGGTAAAGTGGTGACGCAATTTAGCCTGTGGCTAATAAATGTCTGAAGAGCAAAATGCTCCTGTGGAGCAAAACGCTGACAACCAAAATCTGGTGGCGGAGCTTGAGGCGATGCGCCGCAAGAATGCCGAGCTGCTAGACGAATACAAAAAAGCGAAGCAGCAGGCCAAGGCCGTCCCCGATGGTGTGGACGTGCAGGAGCTGCTCGACTTCAAGCGAAAGACCGAACAGCAAGAGCTTGAGTCGCAGGGCAAGTACACCGAGGCCCGCCAGGCCATGGAGGAACAGTTCCGCGAGGCATCGGCTGAGAAGGATCGCAGGATTGCTGAGCTTGAGAGCCGCGTGCGCGAGCTTGAGCTGCTGACCCCGGCCGTCAGCGCACTGGCCGACATTGTGCACGACCCCGACTTGGTGATGAAGACCAAGCTTTCCGCGGATCAGATCCAGCGCGAGGCTGATGGCACGGTTGTGGTCGTCAATGGCTACGAGCGCACACCGGTGGCCGAGTGGGCTCGTACTTTGCCCGCTTGGATGCAGAAGCAGCCGAAGCCCCAGGGCAGTGGCGCACCTGTGGGCCGCGCAGGTGGTGAGATTCCTGCTGGCACCAAGAACCCGTTTACTAAGGAGACTTGGAATCTGACCGAGCAGGGCCGTCTACTTAGAACCGACCCGGATATGTATGCGCGATTGAAAGCCCAGGCCAATCGTTAATATGAACACCAAGGCAAAGCTGTGCTGAGCCAATAGGGCTGTGCCCGCACCGTTAAACACTTTTGGAAACCAACAATGGCGACCCTTCGGTCCGACATTATTGTGCCCGAAGTGTTCACCCCCTACGTTATTGAAGAGTCCACCAAACGTGATGCCTTCTTGGCAAGCGGTGTGGTGCAGCCTTTGGCTGAACTCAATGCGACTGAGGGTGGAGACTTCGTCAATGTCCCCTTCTGGAAAGCAAACCTTTCCGGCGATTTTGAGGTTCTGTCCGATAGCACCTCTCTGACCCCCGGCAAGATCACTGCTGACCGTCAAACTGGAGTCATCCTCCATCGCGGGCGGGCCTTCGAGGCAAGAGACCTGGCCGCTCTGGCTGCAGGTAGCGACCCCATGGCCGCAATCGGTCAAAAGGTGGCTAACTATGTCGCAAACCAGCGTCAAAAGGATCTCCTGTCCTGCTTGGCTGGTGTGTTCGGCTCGGTGAACTCCACCAGCAGCTCCGCCGCTTTCTTCGATCTGACGATCGACGGCGAATCTGGTGACACCCCCACCGTTCTGAGCCCCCGCCACATTGCTCGCGTTCGCAACAAGCTGGGCGATCAAGGTGACAAGCTCACCGCAATGTGCGTGCACTCCTCGGTTTATTACGACCTTTTGGAAAGGCGTGCCCTTGATTTCGTTTATGACGACACGGGTGCAGCTGACACCAGTGCAACTCAGGGTTCGACCGCCGGTGCATTCGGCAGCCCCACTGTGGCCCGATTCATGGGTCTCAATGTGATCGTCTCTGACGATGTGCAGACTGCTGGCAGCGGCTCCTCCACCGAGTACGCCTGCTACTTCTTCACCCAAGGTGCAGTCGGCAGCGGCGAGCAACTCGCAATGCGGACTGAGGTCGATCGTGACATCCTCGCCAAGAGCGATGCCATGTCGATGGACCTGCATTATGTGTATCACCCGATCGGGGCTCGTTACACCTCCAGCACCGTCAATCCCAACGCCTCTACTCTCGAAACCGTGGGCAACTGGTCCAAGGTTTATGAGACCAAGAACCTGGGCATTTGTCGTGCGACCGTTATCTCCAATCTAGATTGAGGGGACTAACTAACCATGGCATCTGTTTTTGAAGCAACCGCAGGTCTGGCCATTGGCTACACCTCCGGTTCGTCCGTGACCCAAGCCACGGACAAGAGCACCGGCGTGACCATCAACGCCGCTTCTGGTGCAATCACCATGGCTGACGCTGCTCTTGCAGCTGGCGCCGAGGTGTCGTTCGCTGTCACCAATGACAAGGTGACCGCCTCCGACGTGGTTGTCGTCAACCATGCATCGGCTGGCACTGCTGGCTCCTACTTGGTGCAGGCCAACACTCTTGCTGCTGGATCCTTCGCGATCACTGTCAGCAACGTGTCCGGCGGCTCCCTGGGTGAGGCCATCGTGCTGAACTACGTCGTCATCAAGGGCGCTACGTCCTGATGGGTCTGTTCGCATTTAGGCGAGCAAAAGAGCGTGAGGCTGCTGCTTCGGCAGTGGCCTCCACTCCCCCTAAGCGTTCTCCTAAGAAATCAGTAGAGAAGCCCGATGGCAGTCACGATCGACGCAACAGTCGGCGGGTCAAGCGCCAACAGCTACCTGACGTTGAGTGACGCCAACGCTTTGGTCGAGGCGATGGTGAATAGCACCGACGTCGCCAAGTGGGAATCAGGCAACGACGACACACGCAACCGGGCACTGACCGCAGCAACGCAGCGTATTGATCGCGAGCGGTTCCTCGGTGCACGGGCTGACAACGATCAGGCTCTGCAATGGCCCCGCGACGGGGTGCGCAAGCCGGACACCTATCAGCGGACCTACACCACTGGTTTCCCGTTCCGCCTGACTGAGGACTACTTCACCACCGAAGAAATCCCGGACCAAGTCAAGCGGGCCACAATCGTTCTTGCGGTCTACCTGCACAACAACGTTGACGGCCTTGAGCTAAGCGGCCTCGAAGACTTTAAGAACCTGCAAGTCGGCTCGGTCAATATCACCCCTAATTTCTTCGGCGCTGTAGGTGCTGATCGCATTCCGCCAATGGTGGAGCGGTATTTGATCGGCCTTAGAATCAGTGGACCGGGCAACATTTCTGTCAAACGGAGCTGATCATGGGCATGGGTTACGAGCCTTCCAAGGCCATAATCATCACTGACACAGCTGCCCACACTGGCCGTTTCGTCAAGGTCCACGCTCTCGCTGATGCGAGCTGCACCTTCGTTTCGGAGAGTCTGACCGAGAACGGCAGCAGTACCATCAACGGCATCACCATGAATGCCTCGACCACCATCGAGGGCATCATGATCACCAGCATCACCCTGGCCAGCGGCCAAGTCGTCGCCTACGAGGCTTGATCAATGGCACTCGGCGACCTGATCGCGAAGGTTCTGCCTAAGGCATTCGCCAAGGTGGGCACCGAGGTGACCTTCCGCAGTGTCTCGACCGGCGCTTACAGCACGGCCAATGGCACGATCGCCGAGACAAACACGGACACCGAGCACACCGGGATCCTTAGCAATGTGAGCGAGCGCGAGGTCAACGACCTTGTGCAGGCCAGCGACAAGATCCTGACGGTGCCGGCTGAGGAGTTCGCTTCTCGGCCCAGCAATCGCGACAAGATCGTGATCGGGTCTGTCGTGCATCAGATCATCGACCTGCGGGTTGAGGAGCTGACCGGCGTCGATCTGATCTACGAGTTCATCCTGAGGGCGTAGCGATGGCCAAGAAGGCAAGCAAGCTTTCAGACATCGGGCCCCAGCTGAAGGAGTTCGGCGAGGCTGTTCTGCGCGAAACGGTTCTAATGGCCGATGCCAGAGTCAAGGAGGGCAGCCCTGTTGATACTGGGCGTTTTCGTGCCAGCTGGATGATTGGCGAGAACGACGAGTCCGGTGAGCCAATGCCTCCCGGCAATTACAAGAATTTTCCGCCCCCAACCGCAATCAATTTCAGTCTCGACAATTTCGAGCTAGGCAATACCTACAGCATTCACAACAACCTTGAATATGCCGAGCCGGTGGCTTACGGCACCAACCTCCCGCCGTCTTGGGGCGGCAAGTACCAAGTCGGAAATCCAAGTCTCAAGCCAGCACGCAATCAAGGGGTCGATCCGGGCTTCCCTGACTTGGCCGAGAAGGAGGCGCAAGCGTTTCTCGATAAAGCGGCCCGACAGTTTCTGAAAAACTTTTTCTGATGGCAGCCGCAAACCTCAACACGATTCGGGCCACCATCGAAGGCCGCCTCGCAACCGAGCTGGCAGAGACTCCAGCTATCTCAGCGGTGTTCGCAAATATGCCGTTTGAGCCGACCCCAAACTCGTCCTTTGTTCAGTGCCTAGTCCGCTTTGGCCGTAACGAATATCTGAGCCAAGGCGGCACGACCAATTCACGAAACCGCCTGTTTGGCGTTGTCGTCCTAAACATCTTTAGCCCTGCTGGTACTGGCGCTGGGGCCAACTATGTGATCGGGAAAAGAGTCCGGGATCTTTACAATAGGGTCATCGTGTCGGGGGTTTTCTTCGACGCTCCGATTGGTCCAGAGGCACTGGCTACACCAGCTCCCGAGGGCTACTTCCAAACTCAGGTCCGTGTGACCTTTGAATCCATCGAGGAACTCTGACCCATGGCCATTCTCCGCGGAGAACAGGGCGCCGTTCAGTTCGACGCCGCCGGTTCTACCAATGCCACTATTGTTGGCACTCGCTCTTGGAGCCTGAGCGTTACCAAGGAAACCTTGGACGTCACTGATCACGGCGACACCTTCCGTTCGTTCGTTGGCAGCTTGGTCTCCGGTTCTGGCACCGTTGAGCTGGTCTATGACCCCGACGCAACTGGCCAGGCTGGCTTCCTTGAGGACGTGGTGACTACTGCAGACCCCGCAGATGCCACCTTTGAGCTGTTCACTACCGGCACAACATCCGGCACTGACTCCGTCAGCTTTGCCGGAATCATCACCGACATGGAGATCACTTCCACCGTCGGCGAGCTGGTTGTTGTTACCGCCAACTTCATCACTAGCGGCGCGATCACTTCCAACCTTGAGTGATGAGGTGTAGCATCAGGGCGATTTAATAAGCTCTGATGCCTGCTTCTAAGCGAACTGTCGATCTGCTGGTTGAGGCTTTTGACCTCAGCCAGCGCCGAAAGTTCGTCTTGAAGAACGCGGCGGGTGCTGCGATTGTCGATCTGTACTTTCGACCCATCACCCGCTCCGATCGCAAAAAGGCCCAGTCTTTGGCTGGCACCGAGGAGGCGCTCGACATCTCCACGCAGATGCTTTGCCAAATGGCAGAGCTAGAGGATGGCACCAAAGCTTTCGCCTCTGCTGATGCGGCAAAGCTGCAGCGTCAACTCCCCGAGTCTGTCCTCAACGACCTCGAGCTGTTCCTGTTTGGCCTTGGTGAAGAGGCCAGCATGGAAGAAGCAAAAAACGACTGAAGCAGGACAACTGGCTCAACTTTGAGTTCTTCTTGGCCTGCGAGTTAGGCATGACAGTGAGCAAGCTCCGCACGGAATTGACCGATGCGGAGTTCGTTCATTTCGCGGCGTACTATGAATTGAAGGGCGAAAGAGAAGAGGCCGCGATGGAAAGGGCCAAGCGTTCTCGCCGATAGACTGCACTCAGTCTTGGTCGAACTGTGGCTGTAGTCGTTCGCTTTGAAACGTCGCAGGCAGAACAGGCGACCAAAAAGCTGACGGGCCACGTCAATAAGCTCGACGACGCGGCAAAGGCGGCCCAAGGTTCACTAAATAAACAAGGCAAGGCCGCTTCAGCTGCAGGCGCAGGAACTGCCAAGCTGGGCGTTGCGGCCAAGATTGCGGCCCCTGGCGTTCGCGCTTTAGGTACTGCAGTCAAAGCAGCTCTGGGGCCAGTGGGCCTTTTGCTGTCGGCAGCGGGCGCCATGACCCAGGCGTTCCAAGTGCTAGCCCAGCAGGATTTTGCTGAGGCCAAGGTCCGATCTCTCGGCGTCAATAGCGATCAGCTGACTACACGACTCAAGGGTGTGAGTCGTGAACTGGCAGGACAGGCCAGTGTGGTCGAGCTTACGAGCGCGGCCTATGACGTCGCTTCGGCTGGTTTCACTAACGCGGCCGATGCTGCTGGCATCCTCAAGGCTGCAAGCCAAGGTGCAACGGGTGGTTTTTCCGACATCAACACTGTCGGCGATGCAACGACCTCTGTCCTCAACGCCTACGGCCTAGAAGCTGACAAGGCGGCCAAGTTGGTCGATGGGTTCATTCAGACCCAGAACGACGGCAAAATCGTCATCGGTCAATACGCAGCCAACATTGCGAAGGTGGCCCCTGTTGCTGCTGCTTTGGGCGTGCCTCTGGAAGAGGTGAACGCGGCAGTCGCTCAGATCACTGCAGGTGGCCAAGGCGCAGAGGTTACCTTCACTGCATTGAAAACGGCCTTCGCTCAGGTTGCAGCTGGCAAGGTTGGCGAAGAGTTTAAGAAACTAGGCGTCAACATCACCGCCTCGACTCTGAAGTCGGACGGCTTGGCGGGGACGCTTGAGAAGATCAAGAAGTCCGGCGCCGACGCTGGCACCGTCATTAAAGCGTTTGGCACTGAGGCCGGTCCCTCGATCTTGGCGCTGCTGAACGACACCGAGAAATTCAACAGGCTGCTAGAGAACCAGAAGAACTCGCAGGGCGCCGCGGCCAAGGCAGCGTTTGAGGCGTCCGACACGATTCAAGGCTCGATCAAGCGATTGCAGACGGCGTTCTCGAACCTGTTCGCCGATGGCTCCGAGATTGGCCTTTTGTTGAAATCGGTGTTCAAGGTCGCGGCCGTGACGGTCGAGGTCTTCGCGATGAGCCTCAAAACCTTGGCGGCGCCGTTCCGTGCAATCTTTGCGGCGGTCAATGGCGTTGGCCAAGCGATCAGCGAGGTGCTCGGCCTACAGGGCGTGAATATCGCGTTTGAGCTTGAGCAGGCTTACCAAAACGTTCTTGGTGTCTTCACCGATATTCAGAATTTCATCGTCGGCCTGGGTGTCCGTTTTGGTCAGTTCATTGGGGGCATCGTCAAGAGCACCAAAAGCGGGGCCGCTGAAATCAAGCAATCGCTGGTCGGCGGTTTTACAGATGCGTTTAACAAGATCGTCTCGGTCGTACAAGCCCTCTACAACAAGCTCCCCGGCCCTGTCCGCTTCATCCTTGAGAAGGCAGCCGCGCTGATTGGTGCTGTTGGTGGCGTTGCTCAGCAGGTGGCCGGGCAGGCCGTGAGCGCGGTTACTGGTTTTGTTTCTACGACTGTTCAGGCTGGCAGCGGTGTCACGCAAGGTGGGCCAAGCGGAACCGGAACATCTGAGGCCGCGAATGGAATCTCTCCAACTGGTGGAGCACTGGGCGGCAAGGGTAAAGAGCGGGATCTGGCGGCAGAGGCTTTGCGACTTGAGCAGGCTGCATTCGCCGAGCAAGAGAAAAAGCGGCTTTCTTTCGAGCAGCAGGTCAACAAATTGCACGAGCAGCAGGCGCTGCAGCGGGCGATCATTGAGGGCAATGTCGAAGAAGTCGCAAACGCTTTTCTGTTGAGCGAGTTGCACAGGCAGCACGGCGAAGAGCGCGGAAACGTCCTCTACCAGAACGAACTAAACCTGCAGTCAATACAAAAGCAGGTCGAAGAGCACAAAAAGCTTGAAGACCGGCAGAAGAAGGCTGGCGAGGCCATGAAGGCGCTCTATATGGACATCGGCATGACGATTAAGGACAGCGTCGTCGAGGGGATTAAGGGCGCAATCAAGGGCACGAAGAGCCTGCGCGATGTGGCGATGGGCCTGCTCGACAGCATGATGAACAAGCTGATCGAGTTTGCGGTCAATGCAGCTCTCTTCGGCGTCGTCCCAGGCGGTGGCGGTGGCCTGTTTGGCGGCCTCTTTAGCGGCATCTTTGGCGGCAAGCGTGCAGCTGGCGGCCCGGTCTCAGCGGGCAAGTCCTACTTGGTGGGCGAGAAGGGCCCCGAACTTTTCACCCCCAGCCGAGGCGGCAGCATTGTCCCCAACAATCAGATGGGCGGCGACGTCAACGTCAACGTAAACGTGGACGCCACCGGCAGTAGCGTGGAAGGCAACGACACGCAGGCCAATCAACTAGGCGCAGCAATTGCCGCGGCCGTCAAACATGAGTTGATCATGCAGAAGCGTCCTGGAGGTCTCTTGAGCTGATGGCTACCTTCCCCTCGATCACACCGACTTACGGCGCGTCGAAGACCAGCAACCCCATGAAGCGGGTTGTGCAGTTTGGCGATGGCTACCAACACCGGCTCACGGTTGGTCTGCCCACTCATATGAACCCGAAGGCGTGGGATCTTGCTTGGAACGTGTCAGAAACTGACGCCGACACAATCGAGGCATTCCTAGATGCGAGGGCAGAAGACCAGGCCAGCTTTGACTGGAGTCCACTAGACGATTCCGAGACTTACAAGTGGATCTGTCAGGAGTGGACGAAGACAATCCCCTACAACAACCGGGCCACGATCACAGCTCGTTTTATTCAAGTCTTTGAGCCCTGATGGCGATTCCAACTTCTGAACTTCAGAAGATCAACCCGAGCAGTCTTATCGAGCTGTTCGAGTTGACGCTGACCGAATCGCTCCACGGCGCTGATACGACCTACCGTTTTCACAACGGGACTTCCGAGGTAGGTGCCCAAGATATTGTCTGGGACGGCAACACTTACACCAAGTATCCGATCCAAGTCGAGGGCTTTGAGTACAAGGCCGACAGCAGCAGCCTCCCTCGCCCGACTCTGCGAATCTCGAACATCTTCGGGGCGATCACGACGCTAATCCTGAGCGCCAACGACAAAACACCGGGTAACGATCTAACCGGTGCAAAGCTGGTTCGGATCCGCACCCTCGTCCGCTACATCGACGCGGTGAATTTTGAGGACGAGACCAACCCCTACGGCACGCCGGACACGGCAGCGATCCTGCCGACTGAAACGTACTACTTGGCCCGCAAGGTAAAAGAAGACCGCGACGTGGTCGAGTTTGAGGCGGCGGCCAGCTTCGACCTGGCCACCGTCAAAGCACCTAAGCGGCAGTGCAATCAAAACCTCTGCCCTTGGATTTATCGCGGCGCTGAGTGCACTTACAGCGGGACCGATTACTACGACGAGAACGACAACGAGGTCAGCGACTCTGACCAAGACAAGTGCGGCAAACGGCTCAGCAGCTGTGAAGCTCGATTTGGCGAGAATGCCGAGTTACCGTTCGGGGGCTTCCCAAGTATTGGTCTATTCGGCGGATGAAGGCTGCAGCAAAAGCGAAAGCGTTGGCCCATGCGCAGGCCGAAGATCCTCGCGAGTCATGCGGCCTTCTTGTCGTCGTCAAGGGTCGAGAACGGTATGTGCCATGTAAAAACTTGGCTGATACAAGTGATTTCTTCATCCTCGACCCAATCGACTACGCCGCCGCTGAGGATCAAGGAGAAGTCGTAGCAGTCATCCATAGTCATCCGGTCACGCCGCCTGTTCCCAGTGAAGCTGACCGCATTGCTTGTGAAAAGTCCGAGCTTCCTTGGTACATCGTCAACCCAAAAACCAAGAAGTGGGGGCAGTGCTTGCCCGAGGGATACAAAGCCCCGCTGATTGGTAGGCAGTGGGTTTGGGGTGTCTCTGACTGTTGGACTTTGGTCCGCGATTGGTACGGCGAGCAGGGCATTGAGCTGCCTGACTGGGACCGGCCTAGGTCATTGATCGAGTTCAACGAAAACCCGATGTTTGACGGCTGCTGGGAAGAGGCCGGTTTTTACGAGGTGAGCTTCGACGACATGCAGCCAGGCGACGCAATGCTGATGGCAGTCGAGTCAAACAAGCTCAACCACGTCGGCGTCTATATCGGCGATCAAATGGTCATCCATCACCTGTGCGGCCGTTTGTCCAGTCGCGATCAGCTCAGCGAGTGGTTAGTAAACTGCACTGGTAGGGTGCTGCGCTATGCAAACGGAAGTCAAGCTCTACGGACCGCTTGCTAAGTTCGTTGGGCGGCGTAGTTTCCTGGCTGAGGTAAGCAGTGCGGCAGAAGCCGTCAGGATGTTGCTGGCCAACTTCCCTGGGCTTGAACGCCATATGGCGGACTGGAATTACAAGGTTGTCGTCGATAACTACGAATCAGAGCTAGACGATATTCACAACCCAGCCTCGGGTTGTATTCAGATCATCCCTGTGGTTGCGGGCGCAGGATTCTGGAAGACCTTTGGCAAGATCCTGGCCGGCGTTGCACTCGTCGCGGTTGCTGTGATTAACCCCTTCGGCGCTGCTGCGATCGGTACGTTCGGTGTAGGCGCTGGCTCGATTGCTGTGTCGAGTGTTGTTGGCCTGATTGGTGCCTCGTTGATTCTTGGAGGCACGGCGCAACTCCTTAGCCCAACCCCGCAGATTGGCCAGCTTGGCCCAGCTGCTGGTTTTAGTCCCGTTAAGTCCACAGAGGGCACAGCATTGGACCCGCAGGGCCAAGACTCTTACAGCTTCAGCGGGATTCAGAACACCTCAAAAGCTGCCACGACCATTCCCGTGGTCTTTGGCGAAACTGTGGTGGGGTCCGTTGTGGTCTCTGCTGGCATTGATGTGGACAACAAATGAGCAAGCCTGAGGAGAAAAAGCAGAGCCAGATCATTGGTGCTGGCGGTGGCGGCGGTCATCAGCAAGTCATCCACCAACAGGTTGTTCAGTCGCAAGCTGCCCCACCTCAGGCCAGAACACCGACGCGCACGTCTGACAACCTCAGCTCTACAGCTTTCGGCAATATCCTCGACCTGATTAGCGAGGGTGAAATCGAGGGGTTCCCGTCTGCTCGTGCATACACCAGGGGGACGGATAATTACAACAAGGCACTTCTAAAGGACGTTTTTCTCACCAATACACCCGTGCTTCGGGCGTCTGCAGACGTCACCAATCTCTCGGACACCGACTACAACTTCAAGGGCGTGACGGTGACGCCAAGGTATGGCACCAACGCGCAGACCTATATCCCAGGGTTTGAAGCGTCTGAAAGCGTCGAGTCTGTTGGTCTTGCGGTTGTAAAAGACACCCCGATTACTCGGCAGATCACTAACTCAAACGTCGATGCAGTCAGGGTTGCTGTTGCCGTCCCTCGCCTAGAGAAAGCCACAGATGAGGGCGACGTCTTAGGAACTGAAGTCACGATCAGGATCGACGTCCAATACAACGGCGGCGGCTTCACTACGGCTAAGACGGACACGATCAGCGGCCGCACTGTTGACAAGTACGAGCGCGACTACGTCATCGAGCTAGACGGTGCGTTCCCTGTCGATATTCGGGTTGTTCGAGTCTCGGATGATTCAACCGATCAAAACGTCAATCCGACCCAGTTCGCGACCTACACCGAGCTGATCTACAAGAAGCTCCGCTATCCGAATAGTGCGCTTGTCGGCCTCCGTTTTCAGGCTGAGCAATTCAGCTCCATTCCGTCGCGGGCCTATCGCATTCGTGGCGTAAAGGTCAAGATCCCAAACAATGGAACTGTCGATCAAGAGACCGGCAGAATCACCTACTCAGGGACATGGACGGGAACATTTGGCGCGGCACAGTGGACCACATGCCCGGCCTGGATTTTATATAACCTTCTGACCAACAAGCGGTACGGCTTTGGTGATCACATTGTCGAGGCTCAGCTAGATAAATTTGCCTTCTATTCTGCTTCTGTTTACGCAAATGAGGAGGTCGATGCTGGCCTCGGTGATGGCACGAAGGAGGCGCGTTTTAGCTGCAACGCAAACATTCAAAACCAGTACGAGGCGTACAAGCTGATTAACGACCTTTGCTCGGTCATGCGCAGCCAGCCTTTCTGGTCTGCTGGCGCGTTGACTCTTTCGCAAGACAAGCCGAAAGACTCCAGTTATTTATTCAACCGTTCCAACGTCCTTGAGCCTGGCTTTAGCTACGCCGGCTCGGACATGAAGACCCGGCACACTGTCGCGATCGTCAGTTATCTGGACCTTGAGACGAGAGAGCAGCAATACGAAATCGTCGAAGACAGAGACGCGATCGAGAAATACGGATGGGTCGCAACTCAAATCAAGGCTTTTGCCTGCACATCGCGGGGCCAAGCAAACAGGCTCGGCCAGTGGATTTTGTTCACCGAAAATAGAGAAACTGAGGTTATTAGCTTTAGCGCGTCTATCGAGGCTGGGACACTCGTGCGCCCTGGCAGTGTGATCGACGTCCAAGATCCAGTTAGAGCAAATCAACGCTACGGCGGAAGGATCTCAAGCGCAACGGCCAGTGTCGTCACAGTCGATAACGCTGACGATCTGCCTGATGAAGATGGCACCCTGTCGGTGTTGCTTTCTGATGGCACAGTCGAAACGCGAGACGTCTCCTCACGCGATGGCACCGCGATTACGGTTTCGTCTGATTTCAGCAGTGCTCCAAACGCGAACAGCGTGTGGATCTTCCAGACGGATTCAATCCAGACGCAACAATTCCGCGTGCTGACGGTCGAGGAGCAGGACCAAACTGTCTACGCAATCAGTGCGCTCAAGTACGACTCGTCCAAGTACGACCACGTCGAGCGTGGCTTCGAGTTGTCTTCTCGGACGATCACGGATCTCAACCCGATCCCGACACCACCCGAAAACCCAAGCGCGAGCGAAAAGTTTTACGCAGTAGACAACAAGGCCAAGGTCAAGATCATTGTCAGCTGGTCTGCCGTGAAGGGCGTTCCCCAGTACAAGGTCCGCTACAGGGCAGATAACGACAACTGGGAGACTCTCAACGTTGCTCGGCCTGATGTTGAGATTCTCGACACCAGGGCCGCGACGTACACGATCGAGATCTACAGCATCAACTCGCTGGGCCGTCAGTCCTCAGACTTCACCAGTCTTTCCTTCAATGCGATTGGAAAGACTGCAGTCCCCGGCCAAGTTCAGAACCTCAGCTTTGAGGCCACCAGCAGCAAAGAGGGCACCCTTAAGTGGGACGAGACGGTCGATCTTGACGTCAAGCATGGCGGCAAGGTTTACATCCGTCACAGCAGCAAGACAGACGGCACCGGCACTTGGTCCAACTCAGTTGACCTAATCGAGGCTGTCGCAGGCTCTGCCACTAGCGCCAAAATCCCGCTTGTCGAAGGCGAGGTGCTGGTCAAGTTCGCGGACGATGGTGGCCGGCTTAGTACCAATGAGACGAGCATCATCATCGACCTGCCCGACACGCAGGGCAAACTCCTCGTGCAAACACGGCGAGAGGATCAGGACTCCCCGCCGTTCCAAGGCACGCTCACGGACACTTTCTATAGCGACGAATACGACGCTTTGACGCTTGAGGGTTCCGAGGAAATCGACGACAAGACGGACGACATCGACGATTGGGGCACCATTGATTTCTTGGGTGACACCAAGACCTCCGGCGAGTACGAGTTCGCCACAACCCTCGATCTTGAATCCGTCTTCTCTCTCGATCTAAAGCGTCGGTTCGTCACCCGCGGATTCTTGCCTGATGACCTGATCGACGACAGGACCGACAACGTGGACAGCTGGGGCGACTGGGATGGCGACACCGTGGACAAGGTGAACGCAAAGCTCTATGTGCGAAAGACGGACGACGACCCAAGCGGTTCGCCCACTTGGGGTGACTGGAACGAGTTCGCGAATGGCACGTTCAAGGGCAGGGCCTTCCAGTTCAAGGCCGAGTTAACGAGCAGCGACACCGCGCAAAACATCCTTGTCGATGAGCTGGGCTATGTGGCTGAGTTTGAACGTCGCACTGAGTCGAGCGAATCAGTCATCGCTAGCGGTGCTGGCACCAAGTCGGTGACCTTTGCCAATGCCTTCTTTACAGGAACGGCCAGCCTGCTCGGGGCTGATACCAAGTTGCCGACCGTTGGCATCACGGCCAACAACATGCAGAGCGGCGACTACTTCACTCTGTCCAACATCAGCGGGACCGGGTTCGACGTCGCGTTCTTCAACTCGTCAGATACGGCGATCGACCGCAACTTCAATTACTCGGCCATCGGCTACGGGAAGTCTGGATAGTGGCAGTTTTGCCATTGCTAAGATGTGAGCAGTTCCTTTTTATGTAAAGAACTGTGGCCACTCATGACTATAATTTAGCCAACCAAAGCGGCCAAAGTTTCCGTTCGGACGCGAACAACGTCCTCGCGGCGATCGTCAGCAATAACAGCAGCAGCACCGAGCCGGCGACCACCTTTGCGTTTCAGTGGTGGATTGATACCGGAAATACGCAGCTCAAGATAAGAAATAGCGCCAATGATGGGTGGATTGTTGTAGGAGATTACAGCGCAACTAACCTTGCGCTGGCGACCTTGGCTTCGCCGAGTTTCACTGGCACGGTTAGCTTTGCCGGTGATGTGAACATGACCGGCACTGGCGCAATTGACGTCGCGGCAGGCACGACGGCTCAGCGGCCGACTGCCAGCAATGGCATGTTCCGATATAACACCGACGACAACGCATTTGAGGGCTATGCGAATGGCGCATGGGGTGCAATCGGTGGCGGAGGGGGTGCATCAGGCGGCGGATCTGACGCCGTATTTTATGAAAATGGCCAGAATGTGACGACGGACTATTCGATCACATCTTCGACCAATGCCCTCTCGGCAGGCCCCATCACAATTGATTCGGGCGCCACAGTTACAATTCCATCAGGGTCCACCTGGACGATCGTTTGACTCATGGCATTAACTCTTAGCGGCGACGACGGAGTAGCAGGAGTCAACGGCTCAGCTACAACCCCTGCGATTCAGGGCACCGACACGAACACGGGTCTGACCTTTGGCACGGATACGGTCAACGTTGTCACTGGCGGCACTACCAGGGCGACGGTTGACAGCTCGGGTCGCCTCTTAGTTGGCACGTCTACTGCGCGAAGTAATGTTGTTGACGGGGATGGGGCAAATACTCTTACGCCACCGCTTCAACTTGAGACTGCCAATGATGACGCAGCCAAAGGATTAAGTGTAATTTATGGTCGCAATAACACAAACGGCGCAGAGATCGTTTTAGGCAAGCATCGCAGTGCATCCGTTGGTGGCACGACTATCGTCAGTAACAACGATCAGCTTGGAAGTCTGACATTTTCGGGGTCTGACGGAACAAATTTCAGACCCGCCGCAACTGTTGAAGCGTTCGTAGATAACACACCCGGTGCTAGCGACATGCCGGGACGCCTAACGTTTTCGACCACTGCAGACGGAGCCTCAAGCCCTACGGAGGCGATGCTTATTGATTCATCGCAGAACCTTCGCTTCAACTCCGGCTTCGGCAGTGTTCAAACGGCTTACGGCGTAAGGGCGTGGGTGAACTTTAACGGCACCGGCACGGTCGCTATTCGAGGTAGCGGTAATGTAAGCAGCATTACTGACGAAGGCGCAGGTCTTTACCGGGTAAACTTTTCTAGTGCAATGCCTGATGGTAACTACGCTGTTGTCGGCAGTAGTGGTGAAGATAGCAACGGGACGACACCGAACCATCATGGCTTTAGATTGCAAAGACAAGCTCAATCATCTACAGAAGCTGAAATTGCTACAGCCAATACCTCTGGTACTCCCACAGACCACCAATTCATCTGCTGCTTAATTGCAAGGTAACTGACATGACCAGAATTATTTACCCAAACACAAAAAGCGGACTTGCCGTAATTGTCCCAACCGGCGAACTTCCCATTGCGGACGTTGCCCAAAAGGATGTACCCGTTGGCGCGCCCTACCTAATCGTCGAAGACGACGTAATCCCTTCTGATCGCTCTTTCCGTAACGCTTGGGAGGCTGACTTCAGTAACCCTGACGGCTACGGCATTGGCGCTGACGCCTATTTTGCAGCTAAGGCAGCGGAGGCTGAGCAATGATCAACGTCAACATGACCAAAGCTCGCGACATCCACCGCGAGAAAGTCCGCCAAGCACGCAATCCCAAGCTCGCAGCTAAGGACGTTGAGTTCCAACGTGCTCTAGAAACTGGAGCCGACACGGCTACGATTGTTAGTGAAAAGCAAGCGTTGCGTGATGCTCCGGCAGCCGCAGCTATTGATGCCGCCACTACTCCCGAAGAGCTAAAAGCTGCTTGGGATTCTGACCTTCTCGGTGATTCTCCTTACTAGGGCTTGAGCTAATGGGACTGAAGATCAACGGCTCTACTTCCGGCAGCATCGAGATTGATGTTCCCGCAGTTGCTGGTACGGACACCAGTATCACCATCCCGGCGAAGAACGGCGGCACCTTCATTGTTGAGGAAAGCACCGGCAACATCGACCTGGGACCGCTGGACATCAACGGCAGCGCCTCTGACGATTCGGTCAACATTGACGCAAGCGGGCGGCTGTTGCACGGGCATACAAGTGCAGTAACCAACCTTAAGTTTGGCGGTTCAGGTGACTTTGGCTCCCGCAATTACATTTACGGTGCAAACCAAGGGTTTAGCAACGGACTTGCAATTCTTAATTACGACGCGACCGCCAGTGTCCCAGCACTCCTAAAACTAGGTTCATCTCGAAACGATACGCTAGGCAGCAACAGCGTTGTCGGCAATGGGGATACCTGTTGCTCTATTGAAATGATGGGCAATGATGGAACAAGGTTTATCGATCTTGTTCGTCTTGATGCTGTTGTAGACACCTCACCCGGCTCAGATGACATGCCGGGGTCCTTCCGCGTCATGGTTACTCGCAATGGACAAAGTACCGTAACAGAACGTTTGCGTATTTCTGAAAACGGTAGAACCTCCGTTTTTACAACCGATACGGATGCTTTTGAGGTCGGCGATACAACGGGGACAGGCACTACAAGAAAAACAATCAGAGCCTACCACTCTGCAACTGGTGTGCAGAACGGCACTGAGATGTTCTACGTTAGAAATAACGGAGACGTTAGAAATGCCACCGGTTCTTATTCATCTATCTCGGATGCCAAGTTAAAAGAAAACATTGTTGACGCTCCTTCTCAGTGGGACGACATAAAGGCACTTCAGGTTCGGAAATTCAACTTCACTGAAGAGAGCAACCAGGCTCGTCACACTCAGATTGGCTTGATTGCTCAAGAGGCTGAGGTTGTTTGCCCTGGTCTTGTAGATGACGACCCGGATCTAGACGAAAATGGAGAAGACCTTGGCACCGTCACTAAGGGTGTCAAGTATTCGGTCCTTTACATGAAGTCCGTGAAAGCCTTGCAGGAGGCGATGACCAGAATTGAAGCACTAGAAACCGCCAACGCCTCCCTTGAGGCTCGCCTTACCGCACTTGAAGGAGGTGCATCATGAGCAGAATTATTGCAAATAACATAAGGCACAATGATGCCACAGCTGACAGCCTCAGTTTTGATAGCTCTGCCCGTGTTGGCATTGGAACGTCATCTCCAGCAGTTACCGTCCACGCCGAAGCTGCACAGGCTGAACTGCAGCTGAAGTCAACCAGCGGCACCAACTCTGCTGGCTTGCGTTTCGTTCCCGGTGGCGAAACAAACGCGCTTTACATCTACGCAGATGGAAGCCGGAACATCAACATTGACAATCATGCAACTTCTATTGCCAGCTTCCGGGCTGGTGGCGGTCTGACTTTTAACGGCGACACCGCTGCTGCTAACGCCCTGGATGATTATGAAGAAGGTACTTGGGACCCTGTCTACAACTTCTCAACCTCAGGAGACGCGACTGTTGTTTCGGCTGGAAGGTACATCAAAGTTGGGTCTATTGTGCATGTCCAAGGTTATGTTTATATCAACAACAGCAACTCGCTGAGTGGGAACGTTCTGATAACGGGACTTCCTTTCGCTTCTTCAAGCTCCCCTTCTCAGCGATCGTCCGCTTTTGTTATTGGTCAGGCTCGCGCATGGCCTGGAGACGATCCTTACCTGCGTCTTCTGCTAGAGCCTAACTCATCTGGAATTAAGATGTTCAACAATGACACCAGTGCCGCAGCAAATGCAAGGCTGACCAATGCAAACTTCACCGCTGCAGCAGAAAAAAATATCATAAGTTTTAGCGGCGCCTACACTGTTTAAGCACTAAGCCTAAACCTGTTTCATCTGGAGGATGACCCTAATGGCTTTCACCGAACGCCAAGAACACAAGATCGAAATCATCCCGCCTTACAGCATTCTGCAATGCCGTGAAGCCAACATTGTTGAGAAGGATGGTGTCGAAGTGGGACGCACTTATCACCGCCACTGCAAAACACCTGGCGAAGATATGAGCGAAGAGTGCGCCGAGATGCAGGCAGTCGCTACGGCACTGTGGACCGATGAGGTTGTTGCTGCTTATCAGGCAATGCTCGCTGCTCAGGAAGAGCTTCCCTGATGGCAGTCAAGTCGAAGACGCTATCGGGCCAAGACTTCGTGCCCGCCAAGCCCAAAAAGACGCGCCAAGGTGCGTCAAAAAACTCGCGCCCTAAGCACAACTCAAAGCGTTATCGCGGCCAAGGCCGTGGGTAGCCATGGACAAGCGGACGCGGCAGAACTGGGCCAAGGTCAAGAAAGCCCTCGAGGCTGCAGGCAAAACCGAGAGCTTGTTTTATCAGCGAGCCTTGGTGATTGAGAAGACCGGCCGCGATCCGTTCGATTCCGAGACTCTGTCGTAGGATTTCGCCGAGCTTGGGGTCGTCCTTGCTCACGCAAGACCCTGACCGACGCCAACTCGGTTGGGGTTTTGTTTTGAGAGACAGTTTTGCAACTGGGCTGATATTTAGCCCGGTAGGATTTGCCGAGGTTTTCTCAATTCAATGATCAAGACCGCAGTCGCTGCTCTTGCTTGCGCCGCCCTGGGCGTGGCCGTGGCCCCCGAGGCAAAGGCAGACGAGACCAAGTTCTACCTGAACCCCGAGTACAACCAAGGTTTCCTTGGCGCTCAGAGCCTCGGCGGTGTGCTCAACCTCGACGTGGGCGTTGAAAATGGCCCCTTCTATGCACAGCTGGGCCCCGCACTGGCCACCGGCACCGGCACCTCTGATTGGGGCTTTGCTGGTAAGGCCGGGGTCTCGGGATCCGTCTCGGACCACATGAATCTCTACGCGGAAATCTCTGCCGCCAAGTTCGACGGCGCCGATGCTGGCTACGGCCTGAAGGTGGGTAGCAAGTACACCTTTTGACGGCATACTGACTACGTCTGAACACCACACCCGAGGGTCGCTAAGGCGGCCCTTTTTTGTGCAGTGGTGGGAGCAAGCCTTGGTGGCCCGCAACTACGCCGGGGCCTTGTGGCGCACCGTTGTGGTTGGCTGCATGAAGCCGGCGAACTGGGAATACTGCTGGCCGCCTGATTGGCTTGTGCCATATCTTGACGACCTCTGGCGGTACTACACCGAGGCCCCATACGCTGCGGAGCGGAAGATCCTGGCTAATGAAGATTGAGCAGTTTGAGGCGCCCGGCCTCAAGGTCACGCGGACGTTTGATCCGTGGAATGGCGCCTACTGGATCTGCTGGGTGCCGAACAAGACGCAGTGGTTCAAGGATCGCCGCGTGATGCTCAAGTTCATTGCGTGGCCGCCCAAGACGCCAACAGGTGATCGCCTGCGCGAATGGCTCGACAGCTTTGAGACCGACGAACCGACGCGCTTTATTGATCGGCCCGAAGAGCTAAGCGAAGAGGCAAAGGCCACAGGCTTCGGACCTGAGTGCCATCTCGACGAATCTGATCCAAACTATGCAACAAAGACTGTGATCTGATGCGCCGCATTATTGACCTCATGGCCATGGCCGGCTTCGCCATGTCGGCCTCCCTGACTGCTGCCCTGGTCATCACTTATCTGCAGTTCGACTCAATGAAGCAGAAGGCGATCGAGAACATGACCGGGCAGATCACTGGGGCCGTTGCAGGTCAACTCGAGAAGAAGCTCGACGGCCAGTTCGACGGCATGATCAAAGGGATGCCCACTCAGACCGGGCCTGCCGTTCCCTTTGCCAAGCCATGACCACCAAAGACGGTCTCTGGTACGACTGCGTTAATGGCCTCTATGGCTACGACGCCGACTACCTGCCGGACGTTATCTGCGAGCTACTTGAGGGATGCCTGAGATCCGGCCAGTCACCGTCCAACCTGTACAAGTTCCAGAGATCCGCGGCGTACCAGAGATTAGAGCTGTGCCGGCTCCGTCCGTTACGGCCAGACCAGGGTTCCCCGAACCGGTTGTGATGTATCCGGGCTGCGTCCCGGTACACCCAGACCAAAAACTCAACCCGTCGTTGCTGAAGGATGACCCGAACCGGGTAGGCATGTTCTGCCCGGATGGCGAGGTGCCAGCTTTCACGCCGATGGATTACGACCCGTCGGAGCTAGTCATCCTTGAAGAATCAGCACCCCAGACCGAGACGCCTGGAGACAAACCTGGACCCGTCAAACCTGCAGAGGTCCCGCGACTACCTCCACCAAATTCGCCGGGAGATCAGAGCACAGCAGAGGAAGCTAAGCCAGCCAAGCCCATTGTTGAGCAGGTCGTCGATGGATTGCCTGAGATCCCGATCGTCGTCACTACTGCGACGATTGCGGCGATTGCTGCAACGTCTGCGCTCGTCGCTAAACCGTTAGCCGACCTGATCCTGAAGGCGATCAAGCCGACAGTGAAAAAGGTGATCAAGAAGATCTCTACTTTGCGCGGGAAAACGGTTCGACGGGAATCCGTGTGGGAGCGGAGGCTGGCGCAGCGGGACCGAAATCGGGCTTTGATGGCTTTGCGTCGGGCTTTGAAACCTTGATCCTGTGAACGTGCGGGATGGGCTTTTGGCCCGGCCGCGGCCCCAGGACGACGTCGCTACAGATCACCGCGTATCTCGAGTTGGTGGCGAAGCGGACGCCTTTGGCCAGTTGCTCGCCGCAGACCTTCAAGCGCGACAATTCAAAGTCGAGTTTTAAGTTGGCCAGCTTCTGACGATGCAATGCCGTCTGAGCATCCGCTGCAGCTTTACAACGCTCTTGAATACCCCCATCGAGGGGCACACTGAAGGTCGCGCTAATCCCCATCGAGAGCGAATGCGAATCCTTCTGATTTGAAGGTCGCTGGTCTAGATACAACACGCGCCCAGGGTTGTCGGGTATGCCGTCTTCGTTGGCGTCCGATGTGTCGTATATCGGGGTCGTCAGTGTGGGGCTGTAGGGCAGAGCGTAGGACTTGCCCTTGGTGACAAATGGGCTGAGATTGAAACTGCCCCCCTGACAAGAAACGCCGTTCGAGAATGCAGCGATTGGATATGGCCCAGTGAGCATTTGAATGGCCTGATTGGTCACTGACCCGTTGCTGACACTCGACGGCGCCGCTGTTGCATTGACCTGCGCAACTGCTGCCGTAGGGCTAAGGATTACTGACCAAAGACAGAGGTAGTAGAGACCACCGATTCGACGAGGGTGGTCCGCTCGATTGTCGTGACGCGACTGAGGCCCGGACCCGAGTAAGACTCCATCAGTTGGAACGATCCGCCCGGTGTTGTCATCGTCCACGACGGCTTGTTCTCGAGTGCGAGTCCGGTCCAAGAGGAGGTGATTCCGTCGGTGGTTTGAGTTTGCACCGTCTCAGCCCCTGGGACCATAGAGGTGCCGGAATGGGTGACGCCTGTTCCGCTCGTCGAGTAAACGTAGCCCGTCTGATAGTCAACGGATCGGATTGATTCGCTGATCTGTGTTTTTGACTCCGTGTGCGAAGTCATTGTGCCGGTGTTGAAATTGGGCACTAACGGGGCCGCGCTACATGGCCCCGCAATCAGCAGCAGAACAGGCAGCCAGCGCATCAGTCAGCGATCGTGATTTCGGTCACTTGCTGGCCCACAAAGCTGGTGCCTGCGCTACCCGCGGTGCCCGTAATTGCATGGCCTGAATTTATAGTGCCGGCAAGCGTTCCAGCGACCCCTCCGCTCGAGGTGGTCACTTCGCCCCAAGCCGGCAAGCTGCCAACCACGCCGCTAGTCACCGTGCTGGTGTTAGTGCTAGTGCTGTCCCCTTCTATGTAGCTGGACGACCAGCTGAAGGCGGAACCGCTAGTGGCCTGAGATGCAGTGACGGAGGTGACAGCAGGGATACCGTTAGTAATAGTCCCAAAACCGCCGAGAGCGCCAGTATTAGTTCCATCAGTAGTGGTAACTCCTGAACCGGAGACGGCGTAGACAGTGGGGACTCGGGTGGCTGCGCTTGCGGCTCCATCAACGGATAGCTGGATGCTGGATTGGATTTTATGGCTTATGTCAGCGTGAGCCGGTGCCGCTGAAATGACCACGGCAAGTGCTAGGAGCCTCTTCATTTCTTGGGCAGGCTGGGGGTAGTTTCATCAACTTTAGGCTTGTCTTCCTTCTTTGCAGTATTCCGGCCTACCTGAAGGCCGTAGGACGCGGCCATCGAAGAAAGAATGCTCGCCGAAAAAGTGACGTCGATTGACTGCTTGAACATGCCCATGTAATTCGCCGTAATCACGCCGATGGCCCAAGTCATCAGGCCCAGGCGGACTACATGGCCAAGCCAGTCGTTTTTGTCCTCGTCATGCTGCTGCTTCTGCTCGGCTGCCATGATGAAGGAAAGGGCCTAAACGGTGTTCGAGGTTGCCGCTGCTGGTATTGGGGCCGCATTGTCCGCGGCCTTCATGGGGTTGGCCTCAACCCAAAAGCGGCACGCTGAGAACCGCGACTGCCTCATCAGGCTATCCAGCTCGCTAGAGCAAGTGAGCGACCGCCTAGAGGAGCTGCACCAAGACCTCAGGAGCGAACGCCTCGAGATCTTCACGCGCCTCAGTGCTGCCGAGCGTGCAATCGCACGACTTGAAGGCCGCCAAAACCAGAACTAGACTTCGCCCAAATGTGGGCCAGTCATGATCACTCTCGTTCGCCCAATCCTGTTTGCTTTCTTGCAGTCACAGGCGGTTAAGAAGTTGATCCTAGATCTCGTGAAAGCATTGGTCGAGAAGACCGACAACGAAATCGATAACCAGTTGTACTTGATGCTCGAGAGAGCGATGCTGAACCAAAAGGCTTGACGTGTTCGACTGGTTGATCGGCGTGGTGATCCAGCTCGAGAAGTTCTTCAACTACTACGACCCAGACCGGCCACACCAGAGAGCGGCGATCCAACGGCTGCAAGAGCAGATGCCCCCGGAGCTTCTGGAGTGGCACAGCGAGTGGGCTGAGATTTGGCGGGCCGGCGGGAAGCTGACCCCGTTCCGGGTGCCCTACTTCAGGCAGACCGATCTCCCTGATGGTGAGCGCCAATGCCTCACGTCATCGATGGCCATGATCGCGGCCAACCTGGGCGTGATCCAGACGCAAGAGCAATACTTCCGGGTCCGGGAGAAGTACGGCGACACCACCTTGGTAATGGCCCACATCTACGCCCTCGAGGAGCTTGGGCTGCGGCCTCAGTTCGTGACCGATGCCACGCCAGAGGAGATCGAGGCCGAACTGGACATGGGCCGCATCTTGGCCGTGGGCTTCCTGCAGCACGGGGACATCAGCACAGGCCGCCCGCCCGAGGGCCTCGGACACTGGGCCGTCGTGCTCGGTTACTCCGGCAAGGGCTTCTGGATGAACGACCCCAGGGGCCGCTACGACATGAAGAAGGGCGGCCTGGCCGATCCTGACGGTGGAGAGATGGTCTTCTACAGCCGCGAAGAGTTTCTCTTCCGGTGGAGTCCCGAGGGCCCCGGCCATGGGTGGGCCATCCTTGTCGATCCTCTACCGCCCCGCATCATCCCCTGACGGCTTGGTGGCCAGCTGCTGGACGTAGACCTCGCACGCTTGGCGGTAGTGCCACTCGGCCTGCCAGTCTTGCGCGTGCTCCTTGATCATTCCCGCGTAAGTAACTCTCCATACTTTCTCCCCATTTTCCTTTTCAATTTGTTCTATCTTCGGCGGTTGCATGCAGCTAGCCTTAAAACTCTGCCATTCGCTCATGGCCTGGGGTCAATGGATGGTCGTCAATTTAACGATCGAGGAAGAGCTAGAGGTTGAGCGTCTAGCAAGAAGTGCAATAAATCATCCAGAACCGGAGCAAGTAGCGGCGATTGCGGCCTCTTTGGTCAAACAAAACGCCTACCAGAAGAAAATCTTGCAGCAGGCGGTCCGGTACATCTCCGAGCTGGAAATCAAGAATGCTTTGGCCCAGGACGTCGAAGAGGCCCCGTGGCACTCGCGCCTAAGCGGCCACCCCGTCTTCCACTTTTTCCGAAAGCTCCAGCCGTAGCTTCATCAGCCCCCGCATTTCGCGTTGCCGGATCGCCTCACGGGTGACGCCACGACGGAGGCCCATCTCCTTGCGGCTCACGGCAATGCCGTCCTTCAGGCCATAGATCGAAGAGACAATATCCCTCTCGCAATCCTTCAGACGAAAAAAGGCGAGGTTGAGCTGCTCATAGGTCACGCTCTTGTCCACCTCTTCGAGGATCTGATTCGACTCCGACTCGTCGGGCACGAGATCGAGCAGGGGGCTGCCATCGACCGAGGCCAGCTCGTCGAGGCTCTTGTGGGTATTGGTGCGGCTGACCAGGGTGGCGTAATCCTTGGCGGTCATCTCCACGGATTCGGCCAGCTCGGCGATCGAGGGCTCGTAGCCGTTCTCGACCATGAAGTCGCGTTTGAAGTTGAGCGACTTCTGCAGCTTCTCGAGCATGTGCTGCGGAACGCGAATGCAGCGGTCTTTGGTATAGATCGCCCGCGTGATCCCTTGGCGAATCCACCAATACGAATACGTCGAGAACTTGTAGCCCTTGGTCGCGTCGAACAATTCAACAGCGCGATCGAGGCCGATCGTTCCTTCTTGGATCAAGTCCTCAAACGACAGGCCGCCATGGCGCAGCAGCTTGATGTATTTCTTGGCGACGTTCACAACCAAGCGCAGGTTATGGACGATCATGCGCTCCTTTGCACGCTCACCGAGGCGCACCTCACGCCGCTCGCGAGGGGTCAGAGGACGGTCTAAATCTTTCAGCTCGAGCCAACGCTGCACCTGCCGCGACAGCGTGATCTCCTCGTCGGCAGTCAGTAGACGATGCCGCCCGATTTCGTTCAGATAAGCAGAGATCGAGTCGGCGGACATAGGTCAAAAAATACGGGGCCACCGTAGCGATAACGGGGCCCCGTGTCACAGGGTCTGGGTGAACAGTTAGAAATCCAGCGAAGCCGGGGCGGCCGTTGCCTTTTCCATCGGAGGGGTGATGCGACCGCTGACGTAAGCGCGGCCACTCTTCTCGCTAACGGTGTTCCAGCCAGCCACGCGCAGCTTGACCACGTCATCGCCGGCGTAGTTTTGCTCGGGCTTTTGCTCGCGCAGCCAGTTCACGAAGGCGGGCAGCTGGGAACGCTGGATCTCAAGGGTGCCGGTTTGGTCCGGTGCCTTGTCGTTCTTCTTCTCGTCTTGCTTGAAGAGAGAGAAGCGGAAGGAAAACTCGTCAGCCATGATTCAGGATTAGGCAGTGGAACAGTTGAGCGGAGGTCATGCCGAGCCGCTTTTTGATTTGCTGAAACCGTTTGTAGTCGGCCTCAGTGATCTCGAAGGAATAGCGGTGGGTCGCTATTGGCTTCTTGGCGGCGATCTCAACCGCACGCCGATATTCGAGGTCGTAGACATCGCCAGGATCTTGGGGCATGTCACAGAGGCTTCAGGGTTTGGTTGATGAACTCAACGTGCTCCTGTGTGGTGATGTTGAGCGAGAGCTTGGCGCCGGCGTCGAGCTTGAATTTGGCGTTGAACTTTTGCTGGAGGTCGGCCAGGTCCTCGGGGCGCTGCTTGTGGCGTGCGGCTAGAACCAAGAGGATCTCGTCGCGTTCGGTTGCCGTGAGAGGTTGGTCGCCCAAGGGCTTGCTCTTTGTTGCCTTGGGGGTTTCCTTCTTGGTGGTGCTCTTCGGCTGAGGCGCCTCCTCGACGAACGCGCCGTCGGTGTCCACGTCGGCCACCAGGCCCAGCAGGCTGACGATCTGGTAACGCCGGAGAAAAGTGATGGCCGCTCCGGTGTCGTGGAGGATGTTCCTCCCTTTGTTGATCACCATCGGCATCCGGGATTCGATGGTTTCCCCGGACTCGTGACGGAGGGTGGTCACCAAGATGGGCTCGAAACCTTCGCTCGGTTCATAGGTCTGGGTGATCACTAGGCCGTTGTTGGCCAAGGGCGGGATCACGGTGGAGAGGACGTTGGCTAGGTCGGCGAACTTGCCGTATTGAGCCGAGGCGTTTTTGTGGATCGTGCCAACTTCCTTGTGGAACTTGACGAGTGCTTTAGTCAGTTCAGACATCAGAGGGAAACGAGAGGATCGTGAGGGTGACGCCAGGCGGCTCGTCGCCGATGACGTAGCGTTTTGCGGCGGTCCATGAGACGACTTGCCCGTCGTCCTTGCAGAGCCCGGACTCGGTGAGGCTGTCCCCGACGGCGCGGATGCATTTGTCGAGATCGGGTTTGACGCTGTGGAACTCTGGGGCCTTGTCCTTGAGGATCTCGGAATTGCGGCCGGTGCCGAAGTGGTACTTCGGTCGGTTGAACCGGAACACGGCAGAGATGGCCATGGCCCCGCTTTGGTCCCAGTCGTCTGGGCGATGGTTGACCATCTCGTTGATGATCTGCGCCCGCCACGGCTTTAGGGTTTTGTCGTTGCAGTAGCGGACCCCGCTGCCGTACCGATTGGGGACAACCGAGCCCTGGGGGACAGGTGTGCCGATGACGTCAAAAGTCATACTCTGGCTCGGCATCAGCTACCCGCACCATTAGGTAAGTCGAGACATTCTGCTTGGCCGTGTTGTTCGCCTGCTCTCGCTCTTGCAATTCTTTGACCGCGGGGCTGTAGCGCCATGAGGTCTTGTTGCAACGGCGAAAAGTCATGTTCCTGTAGCTGTAGCCGCCCGACTCGTTGATGAGGTCGTCGCACTCGCCCAGGTCGATGCTGTTCTGCAGGGACGCGGTCAAGAGCTTGTACCGCTCCTCGAGGTTTTTGATCATCTGCCGAACGCGGATGATCTCGGCGCAGGTTTGCTCGGGGTTCATTGGTTGAGGGTCTTTGGCTGGCACCCGGCGTAGTAGTCCTCGAGGATGATGCGGGCCACCGCCGAGACGGTGTAGCCCTCCCCGTAGGACTCGGCCTGCTCGCGCATGAGCGCGTGGATGCGCTCAGGAACGCGGACGTGCAGCGGGTGCTGTTTAGCGGTGGGCATTTAACGGAGCTTGGTTTGGTTGGCGGGGTTGTACCGCTCACCGTCGTGTGGCATGTGGCCGAAGCCCACAAGGATGAAGGCGCAAGCGCCGGCGGCGATGAGGAAGCAGAGAGCGTTGCCGATGCGGTCAGACATTGGATCAGTAGTAGAGGCCGCAGAACTCTTGTTCGACCCAGAAAGCCAGCTTCATGAGATCGTCCTCGTAGGGCAAAGCGTCTTCGAGGGCGAACTCAAGCGTGAGGGCCTCGTCCTTCCTGTTTGCCTGCTGAAGGCGGAAGATCACGTCGTTGACGACGTAGGCGAGGTCTTCTCGGGCTTCGTGGTCCATGTTCTGCGGGGTGTGCTTGCCGGATCCCCCGGCTTCCGTATTGTGGCCCACTTGTGGCACGGTGTCAACTGAAAGGAGGCTTTAGTGACGGGAGGCAGTCAGGCTTAGCAAGGGCCGGGCAGTAGAACACGTCAAACATCGACTTGGCCGGCAGGTTGTCAATGGGCTTGTCTTCGAGGATGCCTTCATCGACCAAGTTGCCGAAGTAGCGACCGCCGGCGTCGTAGAGCTGCTGAGCGGTGACCTCCTCAAGCGAGACCATGGCAAAGGCTGACCACCCGCCAGGGTTGACCCAGCCATCAGGCAGGGGCTCAAGAGGGCCGAGGTCGTAACCGTGAACGATCATTGTTTGAAGTGGTTGGGTTTACTTGAAAATGAACCGCCAGATGAACTCGCGGACCTGGGCCTCGGTCATCTGCGAGCCGATCTTGCGCATGGGCCGCGCAGTGCCCTGGCGATCGATCGAGATGGCCTGATAGCGGCCAGGAAAGAACTGGTAGATGTGCAGCCTGCGGCCAGTGGCCTCGAGGTGCTGGTTGGCAGCGCAGACAATGTCCCAAGTCGTGGCCCTCATTTGGCGGCCTCCTTGCGGAGCTTGGCGACGAAGGCGATCTGCTGCTTGTGCGCAGCGTCAGCCGCGACGAACTTCTCGGCAGCATCTGCTACGGCAGTCTCCATGTGGGTGGCGCAGCGGGAGCGAAACTCGTCTTGTTGCGTCCACTCGTCGCCGTCGCTGAAGCCGGAAATGGTCAACATGGCGTTGGCAGAGACGCCGACCAGCTGGTGGTACGCGGCGTGGCGCTTGGCCCAGAGAGTGGAAATCTCGGCCTGGGCTTCTTCGACGTTGGCCTGCTGTGCGCGTGCAGCGACGACGTTCTTAGTGCGGGGCATTGGTTTAGGTGTGATGTGGGTGGGTGGCCCCCGAAGGGGCCTAGGTGATCAGGAGTTGGCGGCCAATGCGGTGGCCAGGTGCTTGAAGAAGTGGTGAAAGTCGCCGTTGCGGAAGTCGAGCTGTTGCAGGATCCCGGTCACTTGCTGGCGCTCTTGGCCTTGGGTATTGAGGATGCGCTCGATGACGACGTCGGTGGTGATGATGTGGGAGTCGCCGGTGGTGGGGCTGGTGACTTCGTAGGTGCGGATCTCGAAGTCTTTCTCGGCGAAGAAGGTGGAGAGGTTCATTGTCTCGAGTGTTGTGGAAGCGGTCCCCCGCCTCCGATGCAAATAATGTACCACACCTGTGGCACAGATGGCAACTCAGGCCATCACGCGCTCGGCGCGCACCCAGGGAGACATGCTGTAGCTGCCCAGGGGCGAGGCGACTTCGTTGCCCTCAAGATCGGCCTTGATGCCAACGCGCTTGACGCCAAAGCCGGGCAGCTCGAAGGTCACGAATTTTGCGGTGCGCTTGACCACCTTGCAGGGGGTGACGGCGTCAGCGTCGCCATGCCACAGCATCTTGTAGGTGGTGCCGACTTGGAAGGTGCTGGTCATTTCTTGGTGTGTTGTGGAGGTCCCCCTCCGATGCACTAAGTATGGCACATCTGTGGCACACATGCAACAGGGGGCGCCACTCCGCGCACAGGCACAAAAAAAGGGGCCCGGAGGCCCCAATGGTTTCACCGCTCGAGATCGTATTCGAGATCGCACATGGCGTCGAGTATCCCCATCGTCCATGTGCCCTCGAGTCGCTCCCACTCGTGGTCGGGCCACTTGCGAGCAGCGGCCAGCAGTCGCAGGCATTGAGCCTGGAACTCTTCAGTGTTCATCGTTCGTCTGTCGAGGTGCGTGCCGGGATCCCTCCCGACTCCGACATCGTACCACAGTTGTGGCACAGATGGGGAGGGCCTAGCCCAGGCGCTCCCTGATCCAGTCGCGCATCTCCTCTTGCGTCACCGACCAGTGG